TCTAGTGATGGAATTGTAACAGGTTCTAGTGATGGAATTGTAACAGGTTCTAGTGATGGAATTGTAACAGGTTCTAGTGATGGAATTGTAACAGGTTCTAGTGATGGAATTGTAACAGGTTCTGGTGATGGAATTGTAACAGGTTCTGGTGATGGAATTGTAACAGGTTCTGGTGATGGAATTGTAACAGGTATTTGTGAAGGATTTAAATTATTATTTATTCGTCTTAATCGTGTAATTTCAATTTGCAATAAAGTAGGGTTAATAAAAGGATTACTACCCAAAGTGTTAGTAGGCTTACCTACAAATGGTGCCCATATAGGACGTAATTTAGGCCCAGATAAAGATAATAAATCATCATCAATAACATACTCTTCTCCCCAAATATCACGCCAACTCTCTTTAATTTTATTCAATGATACATTATTACCCGTGCTCATTACATTTTCATCGTTTATTTTAAAAACTTTTTTATCAGTTAATGTAGTCTGTTTATTAATTGGCGTAATATTTACTTTTGGATTTTCAACATTTGCATTAAATAATTGAGAAATAGGCTCAGCAATCGCATTTAATAATGGGTCAGGTGTATTTGGGTTTATATTAACAGGTTGAAATGTAGAAAGGGTTTCAACAATTTTTAATACAGGCTTACGCCTGGTTCTATTATGTGTTTTATCACTTTTCTTAGGTTCACATTTTTTGGTAATATTACTCCAGCGGTGGCCAACTGGACATTTTTTGGGTTTAATATTTTCTGACATAATTATAAAATATATACCTACTTAAAATATAGATATATATTTTTATTTTTGAACTATTACTATATAATATTATAGTTTCTAATAACCTAATAATCTAAAGTTTGTCAATGTATTATTCACATTTGTAATCAATCTTTTTTTTTCTAAATTATATGGTCTTATTTTATTTAAACAATCTTCATATGTATTCCATTCCATCTTACTAACTTCCGATTTTTCAAATTTATCCATAGGCATTGTTTCATCGTATTGTATAAAAGATAAAAAATATTTATGTTTATAAGATTTATAATTAGAACCAGTAAATATTTCTTCAAAAGGTAAAACGTTTTGTACATTTTTTATTTTACTTATATTAAAACCAGTCTCTTCATTAAATTCACGAATAGCACATTCGTAATCTTTTTCCATATAATTTCGACGACCTTTTGGAAATCCCCATTCTGGTTGATCCCATATTTCATCACTAGTTTCTTCAATAATAGTTTCAATGCTATAAAATATATTTCTATTCAATATACCATTTTTTAATGAATTGAATTTATCTTTTGATATAACTTCTTCAATCTTGTATTGATTAGAAATATTATCTATTTTCCAAATATCTTTCCATAATTCGTCGAAACTCATTGTTCTAATTTTTTCCTTTTCTATATATGTCATTTGTTTGAACATATTGATTAAATATTCTTTATTATAAATAGAATATTTACCACGCATAAAATCAATAAATCCTAAAGTATCTTTACGCCTTATCATTAAATATTCAATATTATTATTCTGTGTATGATTATAACGAAATACAATTATACCAATACTTGTTATCGGCATTTTACACTGGTGGTATAAATGGCCTTGTTTGCCACAATTATTACAATAATTATCATTCATTATAAATACGATTATATTACATTATTATAATCCATAGTCTTTATATAATTATAAAAAGAATGCTATTTGAACCATCAGTTTGGGGGCCACATTACTGGTTTTTTTTACATACACTAGCACATTCATATCCAGAAAACCCAAATGAAGTTACAAAACGCAAATATTATGATTTAATACAAAATATGCCATTGTTTATTCCAATACCTGAAATGGGGAATAAATTTAGTAATATGTTAGATAAATATCCTGTAACGCCTTATTTAGATAATAAAGATTCATTTATTCGATGGGTTCATTTTATACATAATAAATTTAATTATTTATTAGGAAAAGAAGAATTTTCATTACAAACTGGTTTAGAAAAATATAAAAATGAATATAAACCTAAGCCTATTTTTTTATCGGATAAAATCAATTTGCGAAAACATTATATCCATATTGCTCTTATCTTAATATGTATATTTTTGATTTATGTTTTTTATGATAAATAAATTATTTTCATTAGAACCAATTATAAATTCTATCAATAAAATATAATTATAATATAGATGAGATTTGAAATAATATTAATAATAATATCAGGTTTAATAATGGCAAATATTTATACAGAAGGTAAGTATTTGAAACAAGCGTTGACATTCAAAAAATATTATCAAATGGCTGGAGTTGCTATTGGTGCGTTAATGATATACTGGCTAATGAAAAAAAATCCATTACAAGCACAAAAGATGCTATCAGCATCAAACGATTATGTTAAATATTTACCTGTTGATAAAAATGCATCAAGTATATTATCACCAATTTTAGATTTTACAACGAAGCAAAATATATTAAATGACCAATATTGGGGTGGAGGTGATGGTGGTTATAATTATCCTGTTATACCAATGAGACAACAAGCTGCTGAAAATCGAATTTTACAGTCAGGAAAACAACCGACAAAACGCTCAGTTAGTGAAACAAAGAAAAAATTTGTAGCATCAAACCAAAATTGGAAATGTGGTGATTGTTCTAAACAACTAACCGCTTGGTATGAGGTAGATCATAGAGTTCGCTTAGAATATGGGGGGTCGAATGAAGTAAGTAATTTAGTAGCATTATGTCGTGATTGTCACGGAAAGAAAACTACCATAGAAAATTTATAATTTATAGTTATTCGACATTATTCATCTGTGTATATTATAAATATTTTTTTGATTTTCTGTATTTATAATATTTATAATATATTTACTATATAAGATAGTATGTCAATATCTTTATTTTTCAAAAATATATGGAATGATTTTAAGGATACAGTGGGTGATTTTAAACATTGGATTATTGAACCCACTGATGAATTAAAAATGTTAAGAAATAATTTTTTAATTTATTTATTAGTATTTTTAATTCTTATTATTTTTACAGTATTATTCTTTTATTATTCAGATAATAAAATCAAGTTCTCCGTAGAAACATTTATTTATACAATAATTATTATTATTCCAATAGTTTGTTTATTTTATTTTTTGAAACCACATATGGCAGAAATAATAAATAACACAAATAACATAACCAACACAGATAATTCAAATAAAGAAACAGCGAGTATTACTATTTTTATATCTTTATTTATTTTCTTGGTTGTATCGATTTATTTATTTACGAATATAACTCCCAGAGAAATATTAATAGGTCAATATTTATTTTTAATATTATTAGGTTTCATCATAATTGTTGGTCTTGCTATTCTTTTTTTAATGTTTATCAATTATTTCAAAAAAATGACTGGTTGGACAGGGTTTTTTATGCGATTACTATTTTATATTCCTTGCTTATTCATTGATTTTATACAATTTATAAAGAGTGAAATGAAAATAACAGCAAATAATGTTTATATTTTATTTATATTAGAACTACTATTAATATTAGGATATATATATTTACCAAAAATATTGACAAAATTTACTTTAAATAATGCAGTCATAATATTGAATGATAGTAAATTTTTAAATAAAGAATATACTTTAATAAATGATAAATTAACTCAATTACCAAAAAAGACAAAAGATGATAGTGAACAGTTAGTCTACCGACAAAATTATGCTATTTCAATGTGGGTTTACATTGACCCACAATCAAATAATTATAAATCTTATTCAAAAGAAAGTAATATTATTGATATGAATAATAGTAATCCAAAAATAACATATATCAACGATATTGATGATAATTATAAAAAAGACAAAATAATAATTTATATTGGTAATAATAAATATTCATTTTCAAATCAAGGACAAAAATGGAATAATATTGTTATAAACTGTAATTCTACTATAATTGATATTTTTATAAATGGTAATTTAGAAAAAACTTTCAATTTAACTCAACCATTCGACTATACAAATTCTGAAAAAATAACTTTAGGTAGTAATGATGGATTAGATGGTGCTATATGTAATATTATTTATTATAATAATTCACTTAGTAAAAATCAAATAACAAATGCCTACAATTTATTAATCTTCAGTAACCCACCTATAATTCAATAAAAATAATTAGAATAAATAAAAAAATAAACTATTATAATAGTATATATTATTATGGATTATACTATTATTATTTTAGGAATAATTATTGTATTTTTAGTTTACTATTTATATGTAAATTATATTGGCACAACCAGTCCAATGACAAAATCGGCAGACCTAAATACCGCACAACCTAATATTACAAGTATAAATAACCCAACCAATTTAAACTATGCATATGGTATTTGGGTTTATGTAAATTCTTGGAATAACAATTCAGACAAAATGATATTTGGGCGTGCTAATAATATAAAATTATATTTAGATAAAAACACCCCTACATTAAATTGTAGTGTCAAAACAAACCAAGGAGACGAACTTGTAATGATAACAGATAATTTCCCATTACAAAAATGGGTTTATGTTATTGTTAGTGTTGATGGTAGAATAGTAGATTGTTACATAAATGGTAAATTAATTAAATCACAAAAATTAATAAATGATACAATACAACCGAGTGATGCTACCAAATCACCTATTGTTTTTGGAACTTTCGACGCATTAATAGCTAATTTTACAAGATTTATAACGCCGATGGACCCACAAAGTGCTTGGAATTATTATAATCTTGGTAATGGTGTCAGTGGTAGTTCATTTAGTATGGGATCTTATGGTGCAAATTTATCTTTAATTAAAGACAGCATCCAATTTTCTAATATAAAATTATTTTAGTTAAATTGTTATATGTTTCTATAATATATAATAATTATTTATAATGGATACAAACACAATTAATAATGCTACATCAAATATTTCACAAGGAGCTAATAACGTTGCTAATAATGTAAATAATTTTGTTTCAAATATGAAAAGTAATGTAAATACTACTTTAGACTCATTTTCTAATGGAACAGGTGCAAATTCTTCTTTTTCAACATCAAATTCTATTATAGCCAAATTCGCATTTTTAGTATTAATCGTTATAATATTTATGTTTTTATTAAGTTTAGGTATATCACTGATTAGTTATTTTATATTACCATCAAATGACCCTTATATAATTAAAGGAATGATGGATGGGTCTTATCCAGTAAGAATTCCTCAAAATCCAAACGATTCAAAATCAGTTTCAATTCTAAAATCAAATAATCAATCCACTGGAATGGAATTTACTTGGTCTGTATGGGTTTATCTCAATGATTTAGGTTCAAATGATGTAAAATATCAACACATATTTAGTAAAGGCGATAATCTATTTAATCAAGAAACAAGTATCGCTACTGTAAATAATGCTCCAGGATTATATTTAGCACCATCTCAAAATACTTTTCATATAATTATGAATACTGTTTCACCTGATAATGTAAATGAGGTAATTGATATTAGTAATATTCCTATAAAAAAATGGGTTAACGCTATTATTCGATTGAAGAATACAGTTTTAGATGTTTATATAAATGGAACAATATCAAAACGTATCGTATTAAAAAATGTCGCAAAACAAAACTATGACGATATATTTGTATGTCAAAATGGTGGATTTTATGGTAAATTAGCAGATTTAAGATATTTTAGTAGAGCATTGAATATATTTGAAATAAATTCGATTATATCAAGTGGCCCAACTACTTCCACTTCTTCATTGACTGCTGACCAAACGGCAAAAGGAAATTATTCATATTTATCAAATCTTTGGTATGCTTCAAAATTATAACTTATTCATTTTACAAATAATATACATCAAATATGTATATTATTAAATAATGGCAACAATTGATTTGAGTTTGGTTCAAATCTGTCAACAACGACAAAAACAATTATTATTTAATTTTCCAATGAACCGTTACAATCCAGTATCGCCTTATGTTGGAAACATTACAACTTTTCAGTTGGATATGCGTAGAAAAGCAGAAATATTAAAATACAGTGCTTCAAAAAGTAATACAAAAACAAATAATTATACAAAAGCAGAAAAATGGTCCCTGTTAATCAGTGGTAAAAATCAACAAAACGCATATAATGATATTATAGTTAGCGATGTTCAATATGTGCCGTCACCAATTTCTCCTAATTTTTATAGTTCAAATATATATCTCGGCAATACAGTAAATAATTCAAATAAATATAGTTCAATTCCAATTTATACAGATATAACTGTGAAATATCCTGATACATATACTATTTCAAGTGGTCTAAATGGCAATATAACATATAATATTGTAAAAGGGAATATTCCTCAATGTAATACAGATTTAATACCAACTCCAACATCATCGTCTGATGTTCCTGGGCCAATCATAAATCTAATTCGAGATGATACAATTCCATTATACAAATATAATAATCCAACTACATATGGTATAACTCAATTTGAAACTAATGATAAATATACTTATATTATAGACAAAAATATAAAGTTTAATAATAATGTTGAAAATACTTTATTCTCAATGATTATATTGCAAAATAATGATATTTATAATAATTATATTTCTTTTAGTGTTCCTTTATCAATTAATTTTCAAAATAATACTACTGCTAATTTAAGTAGTATTCCAAGTAATATAATTACAGAGTTCAATAACATAAATATTAAATTATCAAATTTATCATTTAATGTTTATTATAATAATTCTGTCGTCAATACAAATTATTCAGTTGTTTTACCAGATATTTCAAGTATAGATATTTCATTAAATAATTATATAACTAATCCTTTTTCTGGAAGCATTTATATTGGTATGTTACAAATATCAAATTTATTAATATATACTCAACTTGGTTATGTATATGACATAAAAATTACTTGCAAATTAGATGACAATATAAATTCTATTATAAATAAATATCCTCAACTAACAGAATACACTGATACAATAAATATAAATAAAACTATTTTATTTAATTGTTCGCATGCGAATAAAGTAAATAATAATTGTACCATTAATTCAAATGTATCACAAGTAGCTAATAATGGTTTTACTTTTAACGGTTATTGATTATCAAACTCTTTTTCATGATTATAATTATAAATCGTATAGCTCATTAGTTCAAATTTATCTAATAATTCTTTTGCTTCATTGTATTTTTTAAACCAAAACTTGTTTTGACCTCTACAATAGAAAATTTCATCAAAAAAATCTTCTGGATTATGTAAATAATGTATTGAATGATAATCAATATTTTCTTTTATATCAAAATATTGTTTTGTTATTTCTTTCAAACGATTAATAATATGTATATAAATAATATTTGTATTCATATCAATTCTGGTAAAAACAAAGTTACAGTTCGTTACAAATTCATGTATCCATTGTATAATATGTAAATTATAATCAATATCACTTATATTAGGTGTTTCTTGTGAATTATCACTTTCTTTGATATAGTGGTTTAGGCTTTCTAAATAATCATTTAATTCAAATTGTTCATATTGCTCAATATTGGTCGTAATAGCATCATCATTATAGACTTCCATTATAATATATAAATAATTGTTTGTATTTATATATTTTATTGATTATAAGTATTTTGTTTATGCATTTTGTGTCAAAGTTGGATTAAGACACATCTTTTGATTTGGAAAAACTTGACCAGATAAACATTTATCTTCTTGTCCAACTTGAATACATCCTCTACGACCTTCATATTCACCTACTAAACACCAACCAGATTTACCAGAAGAAATTGGTTTTTGAATAGGATTGGTTGTAGAATCTGGTTCAGGCTGTTTATTTGGATGTTTAGATAAATTGATGGATTTGTCTAATTGTTGTTTAGCCTTATCGTCTACGCCTGGTCTGCTTGCATCTTTTAATAAATCACCGATTGAACCTACTGTTCCACCAGCAATATCAATTCCTGTTTTTGCTGTATCTGTTACAATTTCAGCTGACTTATCAATCAATGTTCCAGCAGTATAACCAAATACTGATAATATTTGTGTTACTAAAGGGCCGAATATATTTACTATTGTTTGGATTAAATTTCCAGAAATGGCTAACATATTTATTCCTAAAAACGATAAAATCAATAATATTAATAGAAAGATGATAATATAATTCTTATTATTGAAAAAATTACCTGTAGAAACAACATTTGCATTATTATAACTATTAGGAATTGGTAGTGTTGGTTGTCTATCCATTTATTATATAATATCTTATATTATTTTTTTAGTTATTTCGTTTAATTTAATATAATTAAATATATAAAATTAGTAAATGGGAATATTTAATTACATTGATACTTTCTTTTTTATTAGTTTAGGAATTACTTTTGTTTTAATATTATTATTAGTATTTCACTTTAAACAGCAAATTGTATCACTAGACCATAAAAATGATACTATGTTTGAAATTATTAATAACATTGTAAAAGAAATTACTTACTTAAAATCTGTTGTGTTTTCTCATCCTCCATATCATTTGAATGACAACGACGAAATTATTAATTTGACAGAGAACCATATCCCAAGTAAACAACTAGTAGAAAATAAAATTCTTGTATCAGATGAAGAACACGATGATAGTGATGTTGAAGACAGTGATGTTGAAGATAGCGATGACGAAGATAGAGACGATAGCGATGATAGTGATATTGAAGATAGTGATGATGATAGTGATCATGAAGATACAAGTGATAATGATGAAAAATACCAAGATACTAATGATACTAAACATACAGTTAAGGTTATTAATATTGAAATCGGTGAAAATATTGAAGTAAGTGAAGATATTGCTGAATTAAGTGATAATAATGATAATAACGATAATAATGATAATGAATATTACAATAACAATGATAACGAATTAACTAAATTTGAAGAAAATCAAAATATTACAATTGAAGAAACAGAAAGCATAATTGTTGAAAAATTAGATACTCAAGATAATGATTTAGAGATTTATAAAGAGAATGACCAAGAAAAACAAATTGAAAATATTAAAGAAGTTTATCGTAAAATGACATTAATGCAATTAAAAGCATTGGTTATTTCAAAAGGTTTAACAAGTGATTCAAGTAAAATGAGAAAACCAGAACTATTGAAATTATTAGAAAGCAATATTGATGAAAATAATTAGTATATATAATATAATTTTATAATATATATTATATAAAATGTTCTCAAATTTTGAAACAATTGATTGTGCATATCCCATTATTAAAGAAACTATACCAAAATCATCTTTAGGATATAATACAAATAATAAATATCCAGAATTTCCTCCTTTAATGAGTGATGGTCGTTGTATAACAGCTTCATATCAACCCGAAGCTGTTATTAATAACGATTTAATAAAGAAAAACAATATTCAATCAAATTGGCAATATAGAAAATACTTAACGGAAAACTCAAAACAAATAATGGAATATAATTTCCGTGAAGCATCCAATGACGCTGGTTATTTCAGTAGATTTGCGGGTACACCAATTAATAGTGTTGATAAAATGTTTGATAATACAACACCATATGTATTTAATTCTGTAATGGATAATAATAAACCATTCGGTTATTCTTCAAGTGATTTAAAAAATATTTACTTATCAAGAGAACAATTGAATGCTCGTAAAATTTCACCAGTTATTACACAAGATGAAATTATTAAGAAAATGTAAAGTAAATTTTTATATAGCAGTAAAAATATATAAAAATTATTTGTTGGTAGAATATGTTTTTTCGATTGCTGGTGGTCCGGCTTCACCAATAGGTCCAGTTGGTCCTTGTTGTCCAATTTTGCCAGTATCACCAGTTGGTCCAGTTGAACCCTTATCGCCAGTAAACCCAGTGGGCCCAGTCGGGCCAGTTGAACCAGCTGGCCCAGTAGGTCCTTGTTTCACACTTTCTAATTGTTTAGTTACTTCGGCGATTTGCTTATTAACTTCATTCCTTACAATCTCTTTTACATCATCAAACCCTTCTTTTTGTATCGAATTTTTAAAATTAAAAAATATAATAAATAGACACATAACTAAGCCGTAATATATATTGAATTTGGTATAATATATAATCAAAAATATGCTAATAATACGACCCATAATAGTATGTGTGTTTGATATTATCATTTTTGGGAAAATTATTGTAATTACTATTAAAATAAATAAAAAAATGCTATAGTTATTAATCAATCCTTTCATTTTTATATTATATTATTATATTATTCGTGTAAAATAAATATATAATTTATATTTATTTTATAATAATTATAATGAAGTTAATTAGTTTCGATGTTGGTATTAAAAATATGGCCTACTGTATTTTTCATTTGGAAACTGGTTCTCAAGCTATAATATACGATTGGAATGTTATAAATTTAATGGAAGTAGATGAAAATGAAAATAATAAACAATATTGTTCTTGTAGTTTAAAAACTAAAAATAAAAAATCACCTCCAAAATTATGTGGAAAAATAGCAAAGTTCTCTAAAGATGTTAATTTTTTCTGTGAAAAACACGCTAAAAATAATAGCGATTATATAATTCCTTCAAAAGAAACTTCACACTCTTTTTTCAATAAAATGAAAGTAGATGAATTGAAAAACGCATACAAAAAGTTAATTATATTTAACAATGGAGAGAACCTTAAGAAAACAGAATTATTAGAAAAAATAAATAATTTTTATAAAGAAAAATGTTTTAATCCTATTATTAATAAAAAAAAGAAATCTGCTAATGATACCGATTTAATTATGATAGGAAAAAATATGAAATTATTATTAAATCAAGTTAATGGAATAGATGATATAACACATGTTATAATTGAGAACCAAATTTCACCAATCGCAAATCGAATGAAAACAATTCAAGGAATGTTAGCCCAATATTTTATTATGAAAAACAGTGATATTCATATAGAATTTATTTCATCGGCAAATAAACTTCGTTCATTTGAACCTATTGAAAAAATAGAGAACAAATTAGAAAATGTTTTTATAGAAAATAATTGTCTTGTTAGCACGAAAGAAACAATAGAACCTAAAGAAAAAACACAAAGTAGTATTTATAAAAAACACAAAGTAGATGGCGTAACAAAATGTTCTCAACTACTTGATAAAAATTTGGAATTTAAAAAATGGAAACACGTATTAGAAACTAAGAAAAAAGATGATTTGGCTGACTGTTTTTTACAGGGGATTTGGTATATCAATAAAAATGGTATATAATACTGTACAATACTCTATAATACTATATAACATTATAAAATATTATATAGTATAAAAAATATAAATAATATTGTTATTATTTTATTATAAACAATGAATACCATATATTTCAATAAAAACGATATTGAAAAATTAGATTTTGATATTTTCTTCAATGAAATTGTAAAAGAAAATGACGAACACGATAAAACTGAATTTTTCGGAATTGCGGGTAAAGAACATTACCGTTTATTGACATATATTTCAAGATTATTTAATAATTGTAATATAATAGATATTGGTTCTCATAGAGGATATTCTGCATTAGCATTATCATATAATAAAACAAATACAATTTACTCTTTTGATATAGTAGATAATGTTCGTAATAATATTAAATCTGTAAGTAATATTCATTTTTGTTACGATAATTTATTTGAAACTGAAGGTAGAGAAAAATGGAAAGAAATCGTTTTATCAGCACCATTCATTTTTATGGATGTTGACCCACATAATGGAACTATGGAGTTAGATATGTATAATTATTTGAAATCAATTGATTATAAAGGATTTATTATATGTGATGATATATGGTTTTTCAAAGATATGAGAGATAATTTTTGGTATAAAATTAACAACGAAGAACGATACGATATTACTGATTTAGGTCATTGGTCTGGAACAGGTATTATTAATTTTAATAATAATATTAAATTTGAAAAAAATAATAATACAAACTGGACATTGGTTACTGCTTATTTTAATTTAACTAATTGTTATGACGCAAGTGAAGAAATAAATAAGCGAGATAAAAATTACTACTTTAGTCATTCAATCTCCACATTATCTCTACCGTATAATTTAGTTATATATTGTGATGAAGATAGTTTGAACGCTATCCAAAAAATTCGTCCAGAATATTTGAAAGACAAAACTGAATACATTATATGTAATTTTGATGATTTTAGAATTACAAAAAATAATTATAAATTAAAAGAAAATTTTAATGATTATCGTAAAATAATAATACAAAACAGAGAAAATAAACCATATTATTTTGATAATAGAAATACAGCAAGTTATTACTTATTTTGTATGTCACGATATATAATGTTAAAAGAAACGATTAAGCGAAATACATTTAAATCTACGCATTTTGCTTGGATTAATTTTTGTATAGAACGAATGGGGTATTCTAATTTGGTAAAGTTAGATGAAGCACTATGTCTAAAAAGATATAAGTTTTCTACTTGTTATATTGATTATATACCACAAGAACTTATTAACAATACAGATGAATATTTTAAATGGGGTCGTTGTAGTATGTGTAGTGGGTTTTTTACAGGAAGCGCTGAATATATGTATAAAGTATGTGATTTAATTGAGAACAAGTTTTTAGAATATTTACATAAAGGTTATGGTCACGCAGATGAACAATTGTATAGTCCCGTTTATTTTGAAAACCCTGAATTATTTGAACAATATTATGGCGATTATAACCAAATGATTACAAATTATAAATATATTTATGAAAACCCTGAAGCACCTATTTATAATTTTATTACAAACAGTTATAATAACAAAAATTATAGAAAATGTTACGAAGCCTGTATTTTTGTTTGGAAATCATATTGTTTAAATAAATGTAATATAAATGACGGTTATCTTGGTAAATTGTATTACTATTATATGAATTGTAGGAAACAATTAGCATTATTTTAGAATAATAATATTTTATTAGAAATATGCAGAAAATATGTAAAAAAATTCATTCAAAATATATATATGAATGAATTTTTATAAAGAAAATACACATATAATTGATTTAACAGAAAAAGAAATTCAAATATTATTAGAACTCGCATACCAAATATTAGGTAGCCCATCAAAAAACCCTGAAATATTTTGTAAACAATCCAAAATATTATCTCATTTACTGCCAGAAAATATTAAGAATAAATTAAAGAATTTCGCTTTGAATGGTTCACCTACCGGATTTTTATTAATAAAAACAATTCAAATTCATGATGATATAATACCAAAAACACCTTCTTCAAATAATAATAAAGTAGGCGAAACGACTATTTTAGCAAGAATACAAAGTATTTTAATAAATGCCATATCCGAAATGATATCTTATGAAGCAGAAGGGTATGGACGATTATTTCAAGATATTATACCGATTAAATCTATGGCGAATAATCAGACCAGCGTTAGTAGTAATGTTGAATTAGAAATTCATACAGAACAAGCATTCTCTAATTTACGACCCGATATTTTAAGTTTATCTTGTTTACGCGGTGACGAGAACGCATTTACATATATTTTACCAATTCAAAAAATTATAGATAATGTTACACCAGAAGAATTACATTTACTTAAACAACCATTATGGAATTGTGGCGTAGATTTGTCTTTCAAAATAAATGGTAACGATTTTATTGATGGAGATATTCGCGGTCCTTTTTCTATTATAACTGATATTATAAATAATGAAAAATGCGAAGATTATAATTTAATATTCGACCAAGATTTGATGACAGGTATTAATGAAGATGCTAATAATATGATAAAAAAAATAGTGGATATTTATTACAAAGAACGAATAAGCCATAATTTAAAACCCGGTGAAATTATATTCGTCGATAATCGGCGTGCCGTTCATGGAAGGTCACCATTTATACCAAAATATGATGGAAATGACCGTTTTTTAATAAGATGTTTTGCTACTTTCGATTACGATAAAAGTAAATATGCGAGAATAAATAATAATAGAAATATTTTAGCTATTTATAGTTGAAAAATATATTTCATTGCGTATGACTTAAAAATAAAAATTGTATAATTATCATAAGATAAAATGGAAGTCATTGATATTGGATTAAATGATTTAGAACCAATTTCATTAAATTTTGATAAAAATTCAAATCGTAATAATAGTAGTTCTACAGTAAATTTTGGTCCTGGAATTGAACTTTTGATGAATGATAAAAAAAAGGCTTCATCGAATAACATCGATTTTGAAATAGGTGATTTAGATAATTTAGAAAATGAATTGAATGAACTTTCTGGTTCAGGTTCTTCAAAACCTACTTCGAATTCATCAAGTGAAACCAAAACGCTCGGTGGATTTGCTGCTAATTTATTTGGTTTAGGAAGCACAGAACCAACACAAAGTGCAAAATCAATTAATTTAGACAATGAATATAATGACTCTAAATTAGGTCAATCGACTGCTGAAACTATGGGTAATACTAAAACCTGGGATGGTTTTGTTAAAATGAACGAAATTCCTATCGGTGGTGATAAAGGTTTGGGCAATTCGAATATGACAGATAGAGAACGCAGAAGAAAAAAACGATTGATGATTAAAAAATTAGAAGAATGGTATGAAAAAGGGTTAATCAAAAACTCTTCTCATTTCAATATGGATTCTTCATATGAAGAAGTTGAAGATGAATATGAAACCGCATTAGACGACAAGCGAAAAAAAGATAGTATTAAATTACAAGGATGGTGGTTTATGACATTTGTAAATTCAGTCGAATATGCTAATGCTGCATTCAATCCTTTTGATATTAATTTAGATGGTTGGGGAGAACAAGTTAGTGAAGATATTGACAGTTACGAAGAAATTTTCAGTGAATTACACGAAAAATACAAAGGTGGTAAAATGGCACCCGAACTTTCGCTATTATTAAGATTAGGGTTTAGTGCTGCTGTTGTTAATTTTACAAACAAGGCATTATCTACTGCCACACCTGGGTTTAATGATGTTATTAGACAAAGTCCTGAATTAATGAGAGCATTTACTAATGCTACTGTTAATACTATGTCACAACAATCACCTGGATTTGCCTTCGCAACTAATATGATGCAAGAACAAGCAAATAAACCTCGTGGTCCACCACCACCTGCGCCAGTTGAAACTAAGGGGCAAGCACCACCAATGCGTCCTGGTATGACGTATACTGAAAATCCGGGAAATCGTCAAGATATTAATGCAGCACGGGGCGCTATGTTTAGAGAACAAGGCGTCGACATCAATAATTCATACCAAGATATGTCACAACAAGAACGCAGTATGAGACCTCCTATGCAACAAATGCCACCACAAAATACATTACGACCTGAAATGCGTGGTCCTCAAAATAGTGATATTGATAATATTTTATCGGGATTGAAAACCAGAAATGTTAATATTCACGAAAACTCTGTAAATAATGAAGACGATTCTATGATTTCTATTACTTCTTTAAAAGATATGCAAAATACTAATATGCCAAAGCACAGTCGTAGAAAACAGCGTTCTGATAAAAATACTATTTCATTAGATATCTAATGTAGGGAAACCAAGGTTTCCCCTACGACCCCTTCCTTTCTTCGTAAACCTAATATTTAGACGGGATAACTCGAACCATTGATTTTATATAGTAAAAACTATATAAAATTAATTCATTTCTACAATTATAAATGTCTTCGATTAGTGAGGAAATAGAAGAACTAAAATTAAAAATTATTGAATTAGAAAAACAACAAAAGATAGAAACTGAAACTTATTCAAAAAACTCAATTGACCATAATTTTTCAATTATAACAGATTTATTGGCTGAAAAGAAACATCATATTGTTAATCAAAAATATGCAAAGAATATACCATTAGCAAAATACTATGATAAACAATTGGTGTCACATTTAGAAGCTACATATAATATATTACAGATATTAGATAATAGATTAAAAGAGTTAGAAAACACAAAATAATCATAAAACCCTACTCAAATAATTCATTAAGCTTATTATAACTTTCCTCATTCTTATTCTTACAAACTGTTTGCGTTGTTAATTTTAATATACACCCATCTGGTTTGGTACATACCTGCATACACTTATTCATTTTTTTAACCCAACGAATACATTCTTGATTGACTACCTTATTATCATCCGTTTTTATAAAGTTCTCTTTTTTCATTATATACTAATAAATACAAATATAATGAACAATCTATATAGTTTTTCGTAAAATTGAATTTTATAGTTTGTTTTATTACAAAATCAATAAATAATAAAATATAACGAATTACAAGTATAACCCAATAAAATGTATCCATCCAATATTCTCGACTTCAGACATAGTGATAAACTACAAATACCACAAAAATTCAAATATGTTCAAATAAAAAATATGATGTTAACAGCAGGTGATGGTAATAATTCGTTTGAAGGATTAAATGGTCTAAATGTTAAAACTATGACAAAATTAGGTTATAATATATTTTGCTGTTTGCCGCCTGAACATATCAACTCAGGTGGTAAATTAAAAGAAAATCTGGAATATTTATCAAACCATCCTGAATTGAATATTATAATATGTTTGATTGATTTACAAAACGATTTACAAGTATGGAAATTGGCTGAATTATTTGATGAAGATATAGATTTAATCAATTCTCACGATATGCGATGGTATTTACCGCAAAATATTTGTTATCGATTATTGAAACGCAATGAAGATAGTCATTGTATAATTGTAAAACACCCAGTTGAATATATTTCGCAATGGTATGGTTATGATAATAAAAAAAATAGAAAATTATTACTTACTATAAGAGAAAACTTTGATTTTGATAAGCCAAACTGGTATTGCCTATACAATGATGATAGTTGGTATAATGATGTCGATTTTTGGTTGATGCGTTGTTATAAAATACATCGTCCTGAATTATATAACACCAATGGTAAACGGAAATGAATTATATTCGTGTAACGATATGTTTATCATCATAAAAATATTCGTGTAAGAAATTATCTTCTGCGTTTTGAATATGCATTTTTTTATTATTGAATACTGTAATCATCATAAACTTATTATTCACTTTCCACCATACAAACCCTTTTAGTGTTTCATCTATTGAACTATTTTTATAATATGTTATTTCTGGTTTGGTTTTCAAAATAGAATATCTTTCATCATTTTTCGGTATTTGTCTTACATATATACCATTCCTTAATTTAATTTCACCTGTATATGTTTTTATATAATTGATTGTATCATCTGTTAATAAAGGTAATTTTTTATTATTTTTATAAATTAATTTTATAATATTATCCATTTTGTTCTGTATTCGTTATTAGTTATTGGTTATTATATTACATCAAATAAAAGATTTATAAATATAATTCAATTTTTATTATTTTTTATTATACAATGCCAGCATTTTTTCTTTTTGTTCATTATAATTCACCATTGGCTTATTATATTTAACATCTTTATATTTCACATCAAAACAAGCAGTATCCCATTTATGAATATCTTTCGCTTCTACATTCACTAATTCAGGTATCCACTTTTTTATAAATTCTCCTTCTTTATCAAATTTTTTTGATTGTATCCAAGGGTTCATATCTCTAAAATAAGCACCTCCATAAACACCGGTGCTCGCTACACTTTGCCAATTTCCTTGGTTGGATGCTACATCATAATCCGTCAATTTCTGAGCAAAATATTTTGCACCCAATCTCCAATCTAATAATAAAGTTTTTGTTAAAAAATTAGCCACTGCCATTCGACCTCTATTATGCATAAAACCGGTTTGGTTCAATTGACGCATAAAAGCATCTACTGTTGGAAATCCAGTTTCTCCATTACACCATTTTTCAAAATCTGTTTTAGAATTACGCCAATGTATGTTTTTAAAATTATATGATGAAACCATTGTTTCAGGATAAGCATAAAGAATATGAGCGAAAAATTCACGCCATAAAAGTTCTCTTATTAATCCGTGATGAAGTCCAAATTTATTTTTGAACGCATAATATACTTCACGAATAGAAACACAACCAAATTTAATATATGCTGATAAAAATGTAGTATTATTAATAAAATAGTCACGGGTTTCATCGTAATGGTTTTGCTGAGTTAATGCCGATTTCAATTTCTTCAATGCTTCATTTCTTCCACCATTTACTAAAATATTTGGGTTTCGTTTTATAAATAATTTATTTGCTTTTTCAAGTGTTATTAATTTGTCCATATTGGGTGATTTTTTTATCAGATGTTTTATAGGTTCTCTCAATGGTTTATTAATTTTGATATTAATAACAGCATCATAAAAAGGAGTATATTTTTTATAGACATCTTTACCACTTCCACTTTTAATGGTTCCTGGTTCTAATAAATAATAATCACTATCCATATTACAATCTATATTATATTTGTTACATATTTCTACTGTTTCGTTATCACGCTCTACAGCATAAGGAGTATAATCTTTATTGAAAAATACTGCTTGAATATTTTGGTCTATGAATTGTTCTATTACTTTTGTTTGTTTATCATAAAAAATCAAAAGTTCTCCTCCTTGTTTCTCAATTTCTTGTGATAATTCTTCTAAACTTTCTATCATAAATTGAATAGCATTTTGAGAACGATATGAATTTGATTTTCCTACTTGTTCTGTTGTAAATATAAAACACACGAATAATTCTTTACATTGAGAACACGCATTTATTAAACCTATATTATCTATTAAACGTAAATCTCGGTGAAAAATAAATAGTCCTTTTTCATATTTTTTGGTTATTTCTTTATTTTCCATATAATAAATAATAAATATAAAAAATTGAAATAAAAATAACTTATTCTATATATTAATAGAAATTACAAACTATTATTTATGTACGACGGATACGGTCTTGGTTCAGTATTTGATTTATTAAACGATATTATTACAGCAATCACATTAATCGGTTATTCTATTTTAAAATTCATATATTCATATTTCAGTGAAATAGATTATAATAGTATTGGATACGATATTATAACCAAATATAGTATAATGAAACAAAATATTGTAAAAACTTATAATAATAATGTTGATAAAAATAGTATGGTAAATCTAACATTAGAATATAGTTGTTATTTGGTTGAATATGTAAAATCTTTATTCTTCGATTATCGTATTGAACCATTCAATAATAATTGGATATCGATTTCATATGTAGACCAAGATGAAAGTGCTAAGAAAACATTATCATTTATATTTGAAGAAACTTATGACGAATTAGACACTATACACTTTTTCAAAAATAGTGTCGGTATTGTTGAATATTGTGATGATTTCAAAGACTGGCATAATACAGCAAAAACGATATTGATTAATGAAAAAAAAGTATATGATTGTTTAATATCAATGCGAGTGGATGACAAATATATTTATAAGGTATGTGATACTGAAAGTGAACCATTTGAAACATTACCTAGTGAATTATCAAATGTTAAATTTTTAAGTATTGGATATATACATCCTGAATTGAAAAATCAAATTGTTATAGATATTGATAAAAACGCTTACTTGGTTGGTAATGAATTATTATCTTGTACATTTGTAAAAAGGTCTCTTGAATACAGTTCTAATTTTAAAAATTTTGATACTGATTATATATTAACAATTATGGATAATAATTTGAAGATATTTGAATTAAAAAGTAATGAATATATTATAATAGAAAAAGATACTTATAAAATTATAGAAAAACAATAAAAATCGTCCTCAAATGAATGTTGAAAATTGTATATAAAGAAACATCTTCTGTAATTATATTATAATCGCTTGGTTATAATATAATTTTTTTTATTTTTTTCTGTAAGATTTGCGTTGTTTTCTTGATTTTCGCTGTTTTTTGTGTTTTTTTTGTTTTCTTGTTTTACGACCACCTTTTTGTTGTAATTGAATAATACCATTATATGCTTCATCTATTTGTTTTTTAATAGAAATGAAACGCAAGTCTTCCAATTGAATTGGATTATTATTATCTTTGTTTAAGTATTTATTCATTATGTTTTTGAAATACTCATTTCTACCAAGATTTATATTTAATTCGTGATATGATTGTGTATACTCTTTCAAATAATAATCAGGACGGAACCATAATTGCTTTCCATATGTTGCCCAATCTCTGTTTATATCATAAAATAATATTGTTGATAAATAATCTTCTAATTTTTTATTTGTTTCGTTTAATAAATTCCAAGCTTGTTTTTTATCTTGATTTATAGCAGAGTTTTTCATATTTTGTGCCATTTTTATCAACATATGTTCGATATTTGTTTTTCTATCATTCATTTCTTCTTTTTTTTCTTCTAATATTTCTTCATTCGTTTTCTCTTTTATATCAGCGTCTTGTGTAAATGCTTCTAATAAATCTTCTTTTTTTTCTTCTAATATTTGTTCTGTTTTTTCTATGTTTTGTTCTGTTTGTGTTGTTTGTCCTGTTGTATCTTGTAATTGTTCTCCTTCTGGTTGCTTTATATCTTCTACATTTTCTATATTTTCTCTTATAGCTTCTGGTAGTTGAGTTGCTTCTGTTGTTTTATCTATTTTATTAATATAATCATCCAAATAATTTATATCTGTTCTCAATTGTTCTACATTTTTTACTAAATTATTGTATTCTTTGTTTATTTGTTCTGTTACTTCACTCATTTATATTATATTGACATAATAATAATATAAATTTTTATGTTATTTTCTTATTTTCTTGTTTTATTATTTTTTCTTGATTTTTTTTGATTTTTTTTGATTTTTCTTTGATTTACGACCGCCGACTTTTAATTTATTTTTGGAAATGTAACCTAAAATGTTTTGTTGTAAATTTTGTAGAGAACTTAATTTATTGTTAATATTGTCATTTGATTCATTTTTATGAACTGTATTTTCAAATGCTCTTATTGTGTTATCCTTATTTGCACAAACTGGTTCATTTTTTTTAAACACACCATCTGTATAACAATATTGTTTTAAATAAGCTTCAATAGAAATAATTTTATTTTTAATATCATTTCTTAAATTTTCATATAAATTAATATCTTCTTGAGTAGGCATATTATTAAGCCAATCTTCTGTTATTCCTTCTTTTTCTAATAAATCTTTGTTTGTTACCATATTTTGTACTAATAAATCCTTAGCATCTTTAGTTATTGCATTATATGTATCTCCAGTTTCTTTTATAATTTTTGCATAGTTTTGTAAATTTTCTTGAATTTGTTGTTTATTCGCATCTATGTTATTGTTATTTTGTACTATATTTTCGTCAGGTGGTTGTTGTTGATTAACTTGTATTATATTTTCTGTTTTGTTCAATTCCAAATTTTTCCCTAATTCTTCAACATCTTTACTTATTCTTATAACATCATCTTTTAATTGAATAATTGTTGATTTTACCGCATTAATATCTACTTCTCCACCTTTTAATTTTCGGGTATATTTTCTTGCCATTATATAGAATATATAAATATAATATTACTAAATATGCTAAAATGAAAAACTATATAAAAACAAATTTGTATTATTCAATACGGGCGTAGTCATTATGGATGCAATGAGTATTCCTACCCCAAACCATAATTTGCATGGTAAATGGGATTTATATTATCATTTACCAAACAACAATAAATGGGATTTATCCAGTTATACTATTATTATGAATGGAATAGATACCGTTGAAAAAGTTATATTATTAAACGAAAAAATAAATGAAACTATTGTAAAAAATTGTATGCTTTTTGTAATGCGTGATGGAATTACACCGATGTGGGAAGACCCTAAAAATAGAAGTGGTGGTTGTTTTTCATATAAAATAATTAATAAACAAGTATATGAAGTTTGGACTACTTTATTTTATCTTTTATGTGGAGAAAGTTTATGTGTAGACCCGAAATTAAACAAACACATAAATGGTATTACAATATCACCAAAAAAAAATTTCTGTATTATAAAGATTTGGTTAGATACGCCGAATTTTCAAGACCCTAATATAATAACAACAATTCCTAATCTATCAAAACAAGGGTGTTTATTTAAAAAGCACGAACCCGAATTCTAATATTCTTTTACAATAGAAATAAAAAATTTGATAAAAAAATTATATAATTATATTATACTATAATTATGTATAATGAATGAAGTGAAAACAATATTAAATGAAATGATTGATAGCATTGAAATATATAGTAATTTTAGACCCTTTCGTAAATCAGTTTCATTTAAAAATGAAAATCAAGAATTTATAATAAATAATCGTAATTATATAATAGATAATGAGTTACACACTGACTTATGGTATACTTTAAATGAAATGAATGGGTTTAAGGAAGAAGCGATTACCGAAATACAAATATTTATGATGATAAATCCTGGGATAAATAGTAGGGATGCTATGAAAATAATGTGGAATAGAATATATAGTCGTGACTAAATTTTTGTATTATAGAAATATAGAAATATAGAAATATATTTATAAATAAACTATTATTATAGAACAATGGAGAAAAATTGTATTTGCTTAATATGCCATAAACCAAATAAAATATATTTGGATTTTTTAAACACAATAACTGAATATGATGTAGTAGTTATTATTGATGATGAAAACGAACAATATTATAAAAATAACAAAGAATATTATGATACAAATTATCCAAGATTAATGATAGCCCAATTTAATTTTTTTTATTGTATTGAGAATGGGTTTCAATTATCAAACCTTACATTGAATAAAATAGTAAGTGGTTGGGATAAAGCAATGTATTTTTTCTTTTTATTACATAATGATAAAATAGAAATTAAAAATAAATACAATCACGTTTGGTTTATAGAAGATGATGTATTTTTTTATGATGAAAATGTCTTAATAAATATAGATAAACAATATCCTAATAGTGATTTATTAACGAATAAAATTCAAACCAAAAATAATGATGAAACTTGGATATGGAACGCTGTGAAATTACATACAGTTGAACCCTATTATAATGCTATGGTTTGTGCTTGTAGGATGTCGAATACATTATTATCTCATATTTTTGATTATGCTACAAAATATAAAGAACTATTTTTTTTAGAAGTTATGTTTCCTACAATTGCTATAAAAAATAATTTAATATGTGATTTTCCGGAAGAATTAATTACAATACAATATAGATACGATTGGAAGTATGACCAACTTAATAAGACAAAAATTTTTCATCCTATTAAAAATATAGAATTACATAAATTATTGAGAGAGAGTTTATATGAAAAATAATAAAATTGAAATAAAAATATTATCGTAAAATAAATATAAATAAATAACACTATTACTATACAGATTATAAATATGAAGAAAATACCAAGATACATTGAAAATTTGAAATGCGATGTTATTTACGAAGTTGGTGAAAGTGCTGAAGAAAATTTTGATATATTAGACAATGCTGCTGAAACTACAGATGATATGTGGTTTCACGTTCAAGGGTTTTCATCTTGTCATGTAATTGCTAAGATACACGGTATGAAATTAGAAAAAAAACATTTACGCCAAATAATTACACAAGGTTGTATGTTAGCCAAACAATATTCGCGATATTCTTATATGTCTAATTTGGTTGTAATTTATACCAGAGTGAAAAATGTTAGAAAAACAGATATTATTGGAAGGGTTGTATCAAAAGAAGTAAAAAGTCGTGTTATTTAGATTTTCGTTGTTTGATTTTTAATAATTTATTACGGATATTGTTGTTCGTAATAAATTTTTTTCATTTTATAATAATATTATTTGATACCATTACATTGTTTATCCAAAACTATGGCGTTATAGTATTCATATCTATATTTGTATCTTTCTCGATAAAAATACATTTTTGTTTATGTTTCCATAAATTGCTTTGACTGCTATATATTTTATTACAATGAATGCACTTGTTTTTATTATATTCTCCATTATTATAATTGGTTTCGTTATTTTTATGTTTTGTTGTTAAAATGTGTTTATTATAATCACTTTGATTATATGTTTGAATTGAACAAAAACTACAATGATATTCTTGGCGCAATTTCTTCTCCATTTCTTCTCCTTTTTCGCAGTTTTGATGTTTCAGTGTTAATTTATGTCTGTTATAATCATTTTTTCTACTCGTTCTATAGTTACAAATTGTGCATTCATAATTCTGCGGCGGAATTACTGATATTTTTTCTCCTATCATTAACAAACTTGGAGAAAATTTATCTCTAAATAACTCGCATTTAAAAATTTGTTAAAAAATTATGCTAACAAATTTTGAATTATTTTTTTGGTATTTAAATCATTATCGAGTAAAATGACATTATTACAAACATTTCCCTCCAGGTTTTTGAAAATGGACATTTTTAAAATGTCCATTTTCAAAAACCTCCAGCGATTCTTTTCCAGATTTTTATAACTTTTTTTATAAACAAAATAAAAATATTATTTGAGAACCTTGGACTGTTTATCCAAAACCACTTCTTTGAGAACATTTCTCATTATTTTTTCACGATATTTATCTTCTTCATCTTTTCCACGACCACCTAAAGCAACTGAAGCAAGCTTAAAAAAATGTTCATTTTCCTTTGTATTGTTCTCTCTACATTCTGGGAATTTTTGTTGCCAATCTTGTATTAAATTCAAATTCAATTGAGCAATTTTATCAATTGACCATTTCAATTTTTGTTTTTCTTCGTTCTCTTTCTCCCATATGTTGTTATCTTTTATATAGACAGTTTCGCGTTTTAAATCAGTACAATGTATAGGTAACTTTTCTGTTTCTAATTTCTTCAATTCCTTTATAAATATTCTTGAAATACCATCTATGAAACCTAATTTTCCCGTTGTTTCAAAATCGTCTGTTGTTAGTTTTAATGAATTGATAAAATCCATTATATTCATAGCATCCTTACAAGTCTCGTTTAAAAAAAATTGGAGATTGAACTGGTTATTTGTATTATGTGAATTTATATTGGTTGGTTTACTCACTAATTCAATAATTTTATTATTTTGTTCTATCAATATATTGTCTTTTTCCAATAATTTATTTTCTTTTTCTAACAATTTGTTTTGTAATTCTTTATTTTGCTCAATGAGAACATTTTGTAACTCCTTACTTTGTTTTAATACTTCCATAAATAAATTAGGTGTTATAGCTGTATGATTAAATGTATTTTGTAATTCTATTCCTTGGTTATTTATTATAACACATTTTTTCTTATGTTTCCATAATCCACTTTGTGTTTTGAATTCATTATTACATTGAATACACATATGCTTGTTTTTTATATCTTGTTGTATATTATTAAATGATATATAATCAGGATTATTACTTTCATTCAAATTTTGGTCAATTGAGAGTTTTTTAATTCCAATTAATTCCAAACTCTCATTTTTGAGGGCTTTTATATGTTTTGCTGTGGAATTATGTTTAGTGAAATCGCTTTTTCTAAATGTATTATAGTCACATATTTTACATTCATAATTTTTGAGAGTTTTTTGAGAGTTTTTTAATTCCATCTTATATATATTTGGAATTAAAAACTCTCTAAATATTTTTTAACTTAAATAATTAAAAAAAAATATGCTAACAAATTTTGAATTATTTTTTTGGAATTTAAACCATTATCGAGTAAAATGACTTTTTGCAAACATTTACCTCAAGGGTTTCAAAATTGGACATTTTTAAAATGTCCATTTTCAAAAACCTCCAGCGATTCTTTTTTGGATTTTTATAAAAATTTCCAAATTCTTTTTGTCATTATAATATATAATGCCTGATAATATTGTTATGAATGAAGATAATAACAAATTATCAACAATAGTTTCTAATAATTCTGCCATAGCAATACAAAAAGAAGAAAATAGATGGACAAATGAAATGGTTGAAATATTAGATAATATGCGTATAAATTGTTCTAATTTAAGTGAATATTATATTTATCGATATCAAAGAAATAAACGCACATTAACTTATTTTCGTGTTCCAATTATTTTGTTTAGCGGCGTCAATGTATTCATAGCAGTTGGATTACAAACTTATTTAGACCAAACAAAAATTTCAATAATAAATAGTATTATATCTCTTGTATGTGGATTATTAACAAGCATTGAATTATTTTTGAATATTCAAAAAAAAATGGAAAATGATTTTTCATCGCATAAAGATTTTTATAGATTGACGATTGATATATATAAAATAATTTCATTGAATGAAACTGATAGAAAAGTAGATGGCAAAACATTTTTAGACCAAAAATATAGTGAATATGAAAAATTAATTGAAAGTAGTAATATAGTAAATAATGATTTTATATTTGATACATTATCTTGTCAAATACCAATAGTGAATAATAATTTACCAAAAGATGTAACACAAGAAATGATGAATGAATATTACATATATTCTAATAGAGACAATGGTATTATTAATAGGGTTTTTACATATTTTATACCTTGTTATTCGTTAATTAATAATAATCCAATGAGAAATAAAATAAAGTTAAGACAAGAACAAACAATGCTAAGCCATATTGAAAAATATAAGTTTAAATATCGGTCAACTCATAAAAATAATGATCGTGGTTTTTTCAATTTCAATTTGTTCAATAGAAGGAATAATGATGAAAAATATAATTATGAAGAATATAATATTCCAAATACTCCAAATAAGCCAGAACCATCAATTGAACCAAAATCGCCTACTTCACAACAATTGGTTGTTATAGATAATATAAAAGCAAACAATAGTGAAGTTAATTCAATAAATGAAGAAAAATATGAAACCAATGATGAAGATGATGATATCGAAAATAAAATACATTATTAAAAAAATATAAAAGCATAATCATATAATATAATAACTAAAATGTTTTATTATATTATATTAGTATTATCTATAATAAAAGTAACAGCATTCAAATTAATTGAACACCCATTAGAACCTCGTGCTGGTTACATATATGGTTTAAAAAATATAAATAAATTGAATAGAAATACAATAGAAGAATTAAAAGAATTATTTATTGAAAAACCATTATTAGTATTAAAAGATGTTGATAATCCAACTCCAAATCAATTTATAAAGTTCTTATCCCATTTTGATGAAGATTGTGATTATTTGGCAATAAAAAATCCAGATAAATATCCAGAACGAATATTACAGCCATTTGACCGTTTCCCTGATTGTAAACACGTAGCCCCACGAGGAAATGCATTAATAGATAATTTTTATGATATAAAAAACATAACAGTGAAACCAGGCGAAGCATTTATAAATAATTATGTTTGGCATAGTGATTTATTAGGACACGAAACCAAACTACCCGGCGTTATTACTGGTTTTTATATTGTAGAAAATCCGTTGATTGGTGGTGATACCGATTTTATTTCAGGAGAAACAATTTACGAAAATTTAAATTTTAATGAACAACTTACAGCTCAAAATATGCTTATAGAAATAAACCGTTTAAAATTTGCTATAAAAAAAATAGAAACAGATTATTCAGGTAGTAATCGATTAGAACCTTACGAAAAAATAGATGCTGGTTATAATAGAATACCATTAGTTTTTGCTCCATATTATAAAGATGAAAGCCCCAGCGTTTTATTATTACCCAGTTTTTTTGAACGCGTAGTTGGTTGGTCTGTAGAAGAATCTCGTGAATGGATAAAACAATTTATGTATAAAAATGTATTACCACATAGATTTAGTATTCAATGGAAAAAAGGCGATTTATGTGTATTTAATAATCGTCGATTTATGCATTCAAGCACTCCAGCCAGAAATTATTTATCATTCGAAGATAGTTCAAAACGATTATTATTACAAACATTTTTACCTACAAAACGGCCGATGTATGGTATTGTTCCATATTTTACTGATATAAATTCTGCGATGGAAACAAAATGGAATAAAAATGAAGATAATATAATTTTATCACAAGGAGAATTTTTTAAATATTATGGAACAAAACTAAGTGATGGAAATCGATATTTAATTATGAAATAATAAATATATCTATATTCATAAAATAACAATTCTACATCTTTTCTCATTTAAAACGCCCATTTTAGCATAATTTATTTCCACCAAAACCCAGTTTGCGATACATATTGACTACCTCCGCCACTGCTACATTCAACCATTTTATTTTCATAAATACATTTAGAACATTTGTAAATTGAATATGTTATTTCTTTATCATCATAATTACAGAATGGTCTATCATTAAAAATATAGTCTTTCTCTTTGCGCGTAAACATCATTTCACCAAAACAATCATTTTCAAGATGAATATTATTTAATACTTTACTTGTAATACCATAATATTTTCCTTCAAACACTATAAAATCATTCCATTTTTCTAATTTGTGTATTTTTTCAATAATACTATCAACCTTCTTATTATAATTTTTTATTGTAGCATTTTCAACATCAATCTCATTATTAATTTTTTTGGTTTCTTCTAAGTATTCGTGTGGGTTAATACTATTTAATATATCAAATAATACGCCTTCTATGATAAATTTTTCTTTTAGTTCTCTATGTATTTTCCCATCAATTTTAATTTTTCTATTTGTCTTATAATTTATTCCATCTTTCCATTTTTTATAATCATTTTGTAATTCTGTATCTCCATTTATTTCATTTAATTTTTCAAATACAGAATTATTATATCTTTTTGGGTATGTTTTTTCTCGTTTTTTAGTTGGATATTGTCTTTCTATTTTTTGCGGTATTCCCATTTTATAATAATGTTATTATTATTATTATTATTATTATTATTATTATTATTATTATTATTATTATTATTATTATTATTATTA